CTAAGTATTATGGTCAGTTTGATGGTGACGCTATAACAGCGGCTACAGATGGACATTTTATTATAGGTCCAACGCCTAACGCTACGTATACAGTAGAACTGCATTACTACTTTGAACCTAAGTCTATCGTCACTACAGGAACTTCTTGGCTTGGTGAAAACGCTGACACTGTACTTCTTTATGGTTCCTTGGTAGAGGCGTACACGTTTATGAAGGGCGATCCTGACGTTATGCAGTCATATAGAGAGCGGTATGAATCTGCGCTACAACAGTTGTCCGTTATTGATGCCGCCAGCAAAGGCGACAGTTATAGGGATGGAAACTTTAGATGAATATGCCATTTGAAATGTCTGTTGGTAGTGTTGGGGTTAAGACTACTAATAATCGAGGGTTTACCCCAGAAGAAGTTGCGGAGTTATGTGTTGATAGGCTGATGATTATATCAAACGATGCGCCTCCAGCAATAAAAGATCAAGCCTTGGCTCACAAGGAACGTATGAAGGCTGTAATCGCAGTCTACATGAAACAGGCTATCCAGAGCGATAGAACTACTGTATATAATGCAATCAGTGATGCTGGTCATAAAAAACTAGCCGAATATATAAGGAAAATGTAAATGGCTTTTAGTGGCAACTTTATGTGTACCTCTTTCAAAGTAGAAGTTTTGAAGGGTGTCCACAATTTTACTGGAGCATCTAACATCTTTAAACTGGCGATGTACACCAACAGCGCAAGTTTTAATGCGGCTACCACTGCGTATACCTCTGGAAATGAGGTTAGCGGAACAAACTACACAGCTAAAGGTAACGCTGTAACTACAGTTACTCCTGTTGCTTCTGGTACAACCGCTCTCGTAGACATGAACAACGTTGTATTTAGCAACGTGACTATCTCTTCTGTTCGCGGAGCGTTGATTTACAATGAAGCAGCTTCAGGTGATCCAACTGTATGTGTGTTAGATTTTGGTGGAGATAAAGCCGCAAGTGCTGGTGACTTTACAGTAGTGATGCCAACCGCAGACGCAAGTAACGCTATTATCCGTATCGCCTAAGTGAAGGAATAACCCATGCCACTACCTTTTTCTGGCTGGGGCCGTGGCGGTTGGAGTTCTGGCTCTTGGAATAGTCTACAAGTAGGAGTATCTGTTACAGGCGTAGCGGGTACTGGGGCTGTTGGTAGCGTAAGCACTACCAGCGGGGTTACTCAACCTGTAACTGGGGTTAGTGGCACATTTGCGATTAACACTGTTGTAACAGAATCCGATGGAAGCAATGCGGTAATTGGCCTTAATTCTATTGGGTCAGTCGGCGCAACTACCGTAATTTCAAATTCTGTTTTACCTGTTACAGGTCTTTCTTCCACAGGCTCTGTGGGCGCAGTCACTGCAAGAATAGGTATCAACGCCAACATCACAAGTGGTGTGGCGGGTACTGGGAGCGTTGGTGCTGTAACAATAACAGGTATTGGTAATCATACTGTTACAGGTGTAGCAGGTACGGGTGCAGTAGGCGCTACAACTATTGATTTCTCCTACTCAGCCACAGGTGTGTCTGGCACTAGCGGTGTTGGCGCTGTTACCATTGAAGGTAAAGCTAATCATACTGTTACTGGGGTAGCGGGAACAGGGTCTTCTGGCGCGGCTACTGTTTCTTTTGAATACTATGCCACAGGCGTATATGGAACAGGCGCAGTAGGTACTGTTAGTGTGAACCAAGCCTTTGCCGTTACGGGTGTATCTGCTACAGGATCAATAGGTGATACGTTTGTGTGGGAGAAGATTAGCCCTACAAATAACGCAAACTGGATACCCGTAGTCGCGTAATCTGAAAAACATTGCGTCTTAGCGATAGGCGCGGTATAAACTAAACAACTTAGCTGCTTAGGAAACTCACATGGCTAGTACATATGGAAACGATCTTCGGCTAGAAGAGATTGCCGATGGCGAGCAGTCGGGTACGTGGGGTAACACTACCAACACAAACCTAAAACTAATCGCAGAGGCTCTTAGTTTTGGCACCGAAGCCATTACTACCAACGCCGATACGCACACTACCACTATTGCAGATGGAGCATCCGATCCCGGACGTTCTCTGTATTTAAAGTATACCGGAACGCTAGACAGCGCCTGCACCATTACAATTGCCCCCAACTCTATTAACAAGACATGGCACATTGAAAACGGTACAAGTGGCGCTCAAAACATTATTATTTCTCAAGGCTCTGGGGCTAACGTAACAATCCCAGCAGGGCAGACTAAAGTCGTGTACTCAGACGGCGCAGGCTCTAGCGCAGCAATGGCTGAGATTGGTATTTTAGGTGTTACCAATATAAAGACAACAGGTGACATTACTGTAGGAGGCGATCTTACTGTAGGGGACGACCTTACTGTAACAGACGATATGACCGTTGGTGGAACTCTTGGCGTTACGGGGGTTCTAACAGGTACATCATTAGACATTAGCGGTAACGTAGATATTGATGGCACAACAAACCTTGATGCTGTGGATATTGATGGCGCTGTTGATATGGCGACTACCCTTGCTGTTGGTGGGGTGGTTACAGCCAACGCTGGTGTGGTTGTTGATAACTTCACGCTTGATGGGACTACTCTGGCTCTAAGTTCTGGTGATTTTACGGTGGATGTAGCTGGCGATATTATCCTTGATGCTGATGGTGGGGATATTAAATACAGAGATGGCGGCACCGAGTTTCTTCAAATATTTAACAACAGTACAAATGTTCATATTTATAATCCTGTACAAGATAAAGACATTTTAATTCAAGGTAATGATGGCGGCTCAACCGTCACCGCCCTCTCACTTGATATGTCTGCGGCTGGTGCGGCTACGTTCAACAACACTGTTACTAGGTCTTTAACACGCGGTTCTATTGATGTTGGCAATAGCTCTGGTGTGTCTTCACCTTTGGCAAAAGGCGCTGCGGGAACAGTCTTAACTTCTAATGGTACTGATTTGTCCTTTGTTGCGGCTGGTGGTGGTGGCACAGAGTTTATTAGTTCGACTACAATTTCCAACGCAGCGAATTTTACATTTACAGCTTTTGATTCCAGTAAATATGATAATTACATAATATATGTTGCAAACTTAGTACCTGTTTCCAGCAGTAGGTTCCTCGCACAAACAAGCGCAAATGGGTCAAGTTATGATACTGGCGGCGCTAACTATAGTGGACAGTTCAGCATAAATGGGGTAAACGATGAGAACGGTAACACTACATCAATGCTATTATCCCCTAACCTGACCGAGAGTACAACTTCAGGCCAGAATTTAGTCATTACTATTTATGACCCCCACAATTCCAGTATTTACACTAGCATTACTTACGTCGGTGGGGTCAGTCAAGAATCTAACCCGCCTTTGAAAAATATTGTAGGTACCAACACACGTTTATCAAATGCTGCAATCTTAGGTTTCCGATTACTCTTTGCCTCGGGCAACATAGAATCTGGAAAAATAGCCGTTTATGGCGTTAAGAAATCATAGGAGGATAAGAAATGTCAAGATTTCACAATATAGACGGCAAAATGGTTCAGTTTACAGCCGAAGAAGAAGCTGCCCGTGATGCAGAAGAGCAAGCATGGTCTGACGGAGCCAATGACAGAGCCTCTAAAGAAGTCCGTGAAAAGCGTGATGTACGTTTAGCTGCTTGCGATTGGATGGCTAACAGTGATGTTACCATGTCAGACGCATGGCGCACGTATCGTGCTGCACTACGTGACGTGCCTGCTCAATCTGGGTTTCCAAACTCTATTAATTGGCCTGTTGAGCCTAGCTAATGTCAGATATAAATGAGCGCGTTTCGGCGCTAGAGCGGGATATGATCGCTGTGCAGACAGAAGTTAGAATACAATTTAAAGAGGTCTTTACTAGAATAAAGCGCCTTGAGGCCGTTCTAATAGGTACATCAGGTGCCACTATCTTAATGCTACTAGCGATCTTAAACCGTATGGAGTAAGTTATGTGGTACACGTTTTCGCGTTGGTTCTTTATATAGGAGTAGGCTCTAGCCGCACTCTAGCCAGCGAAGACATATATTTCTATAGATTAGACCACTGCAATTACTACGCCCGAGAGATTGTAAGGCGTTACGGATACCCCGACATACAGGATTACGGAACAGCGTACTGCGTTCCAAAAGTGGTCGATCCTGCAGAGGTAACAATATATGATTGATCCAGTTACAGCTTTTGCAGCCGCTAATGCAGCCTTTAAGGGTGTGAAAATGCTAGTCGGTGCTGGCCGTGAGATACAAGATGTTAGCAAGCAACTTGGGTCTTGGTATTCAGCAGTTGCAGACATTACCCGTGCGGAGTCTCAACGCAAAAACCCTACATGGCTAGATAAACAAACTCACGGTAGTGATAATATAGAACAAGAAGCAATGGACATTATTGTCCGTAAGAAAACTTTGCTTGAGAAAGAAAAAGAGATTAAGTTTATGTTAGATTACAGGTTCGGTTTAGGAACCTACGATGAGATGTTAGGTATGCGTAGGCAAATACGCAAAGAAAGAGAAGATACGGTGTACGCAGCTATGGAAGCAAAGAGACAAATGGCAAACAATGCAGCTATTGGTGGCCTGTCTTTAGGTATCCTTAGTGTGTTAGGTGGTGGCCTATATTTAATAGTATTGGCTACACAGTGATAAATGCGCTAATACTATCAGTAACGCTTGCGGGGGTCGCTAACCCGACTCATGTAAAGTGTCACCTATGGAAGAGGTTTACAGACGTAAATGACCAAAAGGTATGTGTGTATAGATTCAGTGCGGGTTTTGGTGGGTTGGGATATCATTACCCCACGCGTAGTTTTTCAGAGTGTCCGAAAGTCTTTAGTTGCGTCTATGAAAAGAAGGATAAACGGCCTAGTTTGTCCGAAATATTAGATGGCCTTAAAGGAGGTTTCTGATGTCTATAACTTTTAAGACTATACTAGAATATCGTCTTATGCCGAGACTTATGATGTTTGTAATGACCGTGATGTATATACGGGTTCTGGAGTGGGGGATGACTTTAGAGGATTTGTCCACACAGCAGTCCGCGATGATATCAATTTGTTCTGGGTCCATGACGGGCGCGTTTGCCGTGTGGTTAGGGTCAGAAAAATGATAACACAACTTATAAGCAGTCTTACAGGTTTAGCTACTTCGGTAATAGATGGTAAGACACAGATCAAACTAACCGAAGCAGAGGTGCGTAAGAAGCAACTCACAGGTGAGATTGATTGGGATATTGCGGCCATAAAGGGCGCTGATAATTCTTGGAAGGATGAATGGATTACCTTACTTTTCAGTATTCCACTAATATTAGCCTTCTGCGGAGATTGGGGAAATGACATAGTTGCTAAGGGCTTTATGGCTTTGGAAGTTATGCCTCAGTGGTATCAAATTGCGTTAGGTGGGATCGTTAGTGCTAGTATAGGTATGCGGTCTGTAAGCAAGTTTTTTGGAAAGAAATAGTCATGGGTTACAAGCTAAGTAAACGAAGTCTGTCTAGACTAGAAGGTGTAAACGAAAGTCTGATAACTGTAGTGAAGTACGCCATAGGTGTTACCAAACAAGACTTTTCGGTGATATGTGGACTGCGGACGATAGAGGAGCAACGTGCCTTAGTAGCAAAGGGTGCATCGCAAACCATGAAATCAAAACACATTGACGGCAACGCCGTAGACCTAATGGCTTACTGTGATGGTGGTCGATGGGAACTTAACCTGTACGATGAAATTGCTGATGCTATGAAAGAAGGCGCAGAGGCTGCAGGTGTTAAGTTACGGTGGGGCGCTGCATGGACTATTGATGATCTAGGTGCCTATGATGGTACAGCAGAACATGCTATGTGTTCATACATAGATACACGTAGATCACAGGCTCGCAGACCGTTTATAGACGCACCGCACTTTGAGATAATGTTCTAGGAGACCCGTCTATGGCCTACACGAAACTACAGTTTAAACCCGGAATTGTCCGTGACGTAACTCGCTATAGTAATAATGGCGGTTGGTTTGATAGTAATCGCATTAGGTTTCGTATGGGTTTTCCTGAAACTATTGGGGGTTGGGCAAAATTTAACCCTGTAGCTTTTTTAGGCGTATGTAGGTCGTTATTTAACTGGACTAACCTATCAGGAGAAGACTTTATAGGTGCGGGTACTAGCCTAAAGTTTTATATATTTGAAGGTAATCAGGCTAACGATATAACTCCTATTCGGTCATCTAACAATGCGGTTACATTTGCAGCTACTAACGGGTCAAATATTATAACCGCTACAGATGCGTCACATGGCGCAGCTTTAAATGATTTTGTTACGTTTTCGGGAGCAGCATCGTTAGGCGATAAAATAACGGCTGCGGTGTTAAATCGTGAATACCAAATAACTGCAATACCAAATGCTAATAGCTATAAGTTCGTAGCTACGGCTACAGCTAGTGGTAGTGATAGTAATAATGGTGGGTCTAGTGCTAAAGCCGCGTATCAGATAAATACAGGACAACCTAATGCTACTTTTGGGGCAGGTTGGGGCGCAGGCGTATGGAGTAGAGGTACGTGGGGTTCTGCAGCTAATGTAACCATCCCCGTTGCATCATTACGTTTG